CGGTCGAGGCGGCCGTGACGATGTAGCAGACCAGCCAGTGACCTCCGCTCGGCAACGCCATGTCGTTCGTGAACCGGGCCAGCTCTCCAGCGGTTGAGGCACCCGCCGACAGACCGACTCCGGTGACGTACCTGCCAGGTAGCGGACTCAACCCGGCGAGCGTCGCGGTGTGAGCGGCGAGCTGCGCGACGACCGCGTCGTTCCATGCTGCCTCCGGCAGCGTGCCGCCAGGCAGGTCGGCGGCGATCCCGCCGCTCACCGATGGGATCCTCAGATCGATCAGGGCCGAGCCGCTGATCCGGGCGATCGGCAGCTCGAACACGCCGGTCGGATTCTGCGTCGGGGTGGAGATGCCGTCGAGGTACAGCAGCTGGGCAGAGTTGGCCGCAGGATCGAAACGGATCACGGCGAGGCCGTTGGCTGTGACGACCAGGACCTGATCCCCGCCGAGCTCGCAGTAGTGGCCGTCGACCCATGCCGCCCCCGCCTTGATCGTCAAGTTCGGGAAGGCGAGAGTCGGGGCCATCTCCCCGCCGAGCGCCGAGACGACGCCGGTCGGCTCCCACACTCGACCCATCTTCCGCCACCGAGCTTCGGTGGCAACACTTCCATCGGAGGCGTCGGTCGGCCAGACGTTCATTGCGACCATGGTCAGATCCTTTCGAGTTGGCGTACCCGCCGGTCGAGGCCGGCGAGCTCGCGGAACAGGGCGAGGTCGCCAGCAGGCGCTCCCACCGATGGAATGATTGTCGCCCCGTCGCCGTCCAGCGTGACGTGAATCTCCCGGATCTGATCGATGACTGTCAGACCGCCGGCCTTCACCGTGACAATGTCCCCGAGGGACCAGTCACGACCGAACGCCTGCCCCTCTGTGTCGAGCGGGGTGAACACGACCGTCGTCGGCGGGATCCCGGCGGCCAGTCCCTCGGCTGCCGCCTTGTCGAGCTCGGCGGTGTCCGACGTATCCCGGCGATCGATGAACTGCTCAGCCAGTCCCCAGGTCGCGACCGATGTGGCGTTACTCGACTCCCGGATGAGACGGGCAGCCCCGGTGCCAGCACCGGCGACAACGATCTTGTTGGCGTTTGCTGCCTCGGCAGTCATCACCCAGCCCGCCAGCGTCTCGAGCCCGGCGGAGAACACCGCACCGCGGTTCGTCGGCATGTAGGCGCGAAACGACAGATCGACCACGTCGAAGATCATCCCGGACGGGCGGGCCGTGTCCTGCATCAGTGTCAGCAGGTTCTGCCACCTGGCGGACACCGTCACGTTCGGACCGAGCGGAGCGGGGACAGGGACCAGCAACCCGGCGACCCGTCGAGCGGGGACGGCGGAAGGACCGGCGTTCACTCTCACGAGCTCGGCGAGCACCGTCGACAGCTGGCCGGTGTGAACGTCGAAGGCAGTGGTGCTGTACGGCGGGGCGGCGGATCCCGGCTGCGGGTGAGCATTGCGGCGAGCCAGCCAGACCGTGTCATCGACGCCGGTCACCTGCAACCAGTCGCCGTCGACATCGACGGTCCGTTGAAGATGGGAGACAGGACCGGAGCGCCACACCGCATGGTCGAGAACGATCTCGAGTCGAGCGAAGCTGTCGGTGACGAACACTTGCCCGGCCTCCGTGTCGGTCGGCAGCGCCACCTGCCAGGTCGACACGTCATTGACGCGGGCGATGACCTCGGCCGACTCATACGGATCCACTTGCGCGATGCGGATCCCGTTGCGGTCCGTGACGTACAGCTCCCAGTCGTTCACGCTGATAGCCACCTATCACGCCAGGCGAATCGGACCGAGCTCTGCACCGTGCCCGACGCGAAGCCGATCGAGACTCGGTTCGGACCGGGGATGAGAGGCCACAGGACAGAGTCGTCAGACAGACGGCCGAAGGCGTTGACTCCGTCGAGCCGAGCCGCCTTGTGCCCCGGCCGGTGATCGACGACCAGCGTCGATCCGGCGGCGATGTTGCCAGGGAAACTCCACGACAGACCTGTCGTCTGATTGGTGACGGTCAGATCCGTTCCCGGTCCAACGGTCGTGATGATCGGCCAGGCGTCGATGTCTCCGTTGTTGATGATGGTGAGAACCCCGAACACGTCCGACGCTCCGAGGATCAGAGGGAAGAACGGGAACCACGTGTAGCTCGTCGAGTTGATGTCGGCGATGATCGAGCTCTCGTTGGCGTCCTGCCAGTACGGATCGGCGGCGCGGAACCCGAGAGTCGCCAGTTCGAGCAGGCCGTACTCCTCGGTCAGATCCTCGAGGCCAGTCTCATAGACACAGACCAGCTGCCTGCCGGCGCTCGGGCCCTGCACCACCGTCAGCGTCCCCTCACCTTTCAGAGGATCGAGTGCTCGGGCCCAGCGGCGCAGCTCATCGCGGTCGCCGCCGTTCGGGTTCTGTGGACCGGGGATCACGACAGGGATCGTCGCCAGTCGCTCCTCATGGCGGGCGTGGCGGAACCTGCCGCCCTGCGTCTGAGGAACCCGGACCGTGTGGATCGTCACCGGCGGCATGAACCGCTGCTGCGCCTCTGTGCGGGTGACGAAACGGATGACCTCTCCGAGTGCGGAGCGCCACTCGTGAGTCTCGCAGTCGGCGTCGGGGACCCATGGGGCGATGTCGGTCATGTCAGTCCTGCCATGAGCTCGAGACGGCGGAACCCGTAGGAGATGTCCGCGGCGTCGGCGGTCCGCGGGTAGATGTTGAGCGTGTAGCCGCGCCCGCCACCTTCCTCTCGGATGATCGCTCGCAGCATCGACTCGGGGGCGACAATCTCGGTCCCGGCCTCGCCGCCGATGAACAGGGTGGGCGAGGTGAGGACGCCACCTCCGGCGAGCTCGGGGATGTTCGGGAATCCGAAGGTCTGCCCGCCGAACGATCCGCCGCCCAGCTTGCCGATGCCGGGCAGGTGGGTGTCGACCTCGGGTATGTCGAACTTCGGGATGCGGAACTCGATCCGGTTCCAAGCTCGGATAACCGCGTTGATCGGATTCTTGATCGCGTTGGTGATGCTGGTGATCGCTCCGCTGATCGCGCCAACCGCGCCCTCCCAGATCGCGACGACCAGATCCTTCGCGGTTTGGATCGGGCCGGTGATGAGCGAGGTCACGGTGTTCCACGTGTTCTTGAACCAGTCGAACACTCCGACCGCTGCGCCCTTGATGTCATCCCAGACGCCGGTGACGACCGAGACGGCGGAACTGACCGGGCCGGTGATGAGGCCGGTAACCGTCGACCACGTTCCCTTGATCCAGTCCCACACGGCGCGGATCGCGTCCATGATCGTGTCCCAGTTCTTGACGATCACGAGGACCGCTGCGCCGATCGGGCCGGTGATGATCGCCAGCAGCAGAGGCCAGTTGTCCTTAATCCATTCCCACACGAACTTGACTGCTCCGACGATCGTGTCCCACGCCTTCGTGGTCGCTTCGACGATCGTGTCCCAGTTGTGGATGACGAGGTAGGCCACGGCGGCGACCGCTGCACCGATCGCGATGAACGGCAGTGCGGCGGCGATGGTCGCGGCGGCAGCCACGGCGGCGCTCGCAGCCCACGAGACGAACATCGGGAGAACGACTGCGGCCACGGCGACCAGGGCAGCGATGACCACGTCCTTGTTGTCCATGATCCAACCGAACACGGAAGTAAACGCCGGCAGCAGAGTGGTCGTGATGAAGCTCGCCAGCTTGGCGATCACAGGAAGGACCGCGGTGCCGATCGTCTCTTGGAACTCGCCGAACTGAATCTTGGCGTTCCGCATCTGACCGGCGGTTCCCTTGGCTGCTCCTTCGGCCTGACCGGAGAACGTCTTGGACAGGTCGGCCATGATGTCGTTCATCGACTTGGCGGATCCATCGGCGTTGGTCGTCTCGACGCCGAGCTTCTTCAGAGCCGTGGTCTGTCCCATCGCTCCTTTCATCAGCGCGTCGGAGACTGTGCTCAGGTCCTTGCCTGTACCGGCGGAGATGTCGGTGGCGAGCGACAGTGCGCTCTGGGCGTCCTCGACATCTCCGAACCCGCGGACCAGCTTGTCCATCGCCGGGCGCAGATCATCGTCGGCCACGGCGACCGATCGGGACAGGGATCCGATGAAGTCCTCGTTGGCGGCGATCTGATCCTCTCGAGCCCCGGTGACGTTCTTCATCGTCCGAGCCAACGAGTCCTGTGCCTCGGCGTCAGCGGCGGCCGCTTCGACACTTGCCTTGCCGAAGTCGACCACCGCTGACACGGCGAAGGCACCACCGACTGCGAGAGCCGCCTTGCTGGCGAACTTCCCGACAGAGTTCTCCATCTTGCCGCCAGCCGTCTCGACATCGGAGGTCATCGACTTCGTGTCTGCAAGGAACTTGGCGACGATGGTGGGTCCGGAGGCCATGATGTCTCAACGCTTTCTGCTGCGGGCGGCTTTCTCTCTTGCCTTTATCTCCTCCCGCATGTAGCGGACGAAGGCTCGGTATTCGTCGTCGGTCAGCTCATAGACCTGCGACGGGGTCATCCTCCAGAATCGACAGAAATTGGCGAGGTTGCGAAACTGGAGAGCTGCGTAGGGTCCACGTCCTTGATGTCATCGTCGACGATCATCCCGACCTCCTCGCACTCGGCCCAGCGCAGACCGGGGATCGACTTGCGGAGCTTCGTCCAGACCTGCGTCTGTGTCCGATCGGCGGAGTCGGCATCGGGTCCGACGAGAGCCATGTAGTCCTTGCCCGTCTCCGCCTTCAGCGCCCGCTGCGTTCCCGGCGATGGGAACGCTTGCAGATCGTTCTTCGTCAGGGTGACGAACTCGGGGAGAACTCGAGTTGATAGATGACTGTCACCGTTCGGCGTCAGTGTGCTGGTGTCGACCATGAGAACCTTTCCGCTGACTGCTCAGCAATGTCCGACGCGGCTGCGCCGAACTCCTCCTCGAACTCGAGTGCCGTGGGGTACAGGTAGCGACCTTCCGGAACCAGGGCTCGTCCGCGACTGCCACCGAACTCGATCCAGCCGGCGTACTCGACGCCGTCGCCGATCGCGACTTCTTCGCCGGAGATGTCGACGACCTCGACCGAGCTCGACAGCGTGCCGGTGAGAACAGGGACGCGGTTCGAGACTCGGTCGGCGATCTGCCCGGCGAGGTCGCGAGTCCCCTTCTCGACCTCGGGCCCGACCTCCTTCGCCCACTTCTCCATGTCGCGGGCCGCCTCGTCGAGGCCGATGACCTCGAACTGCTTCTTAGGCATTTGCCGGCACCTTGGCCTTCGCAGGAGCTGCTGCCTCGGCGGCGAGAACGACCGGGGTGATGTTGGTGACCGGGACGTTGCCCCAGCCGACGATCGACCACTCGAGGTCGAAGCTCGACGCATCACCGACATCGCCGGCGATCGGCGTGAACGGTTGCGGGATCAGCTCGCCGGTGTACTCCGGGTTCGTCGCCGAGACGACATCACTCGACGGGGTCACCGTGAACGGGACAGGGATCCCACCTTCCACCGCGGCGGTCAGGACCTCGTTCGTACCGGCGGGGTCGTGCGAGTGGTAGAGCGACGCCTTCAGCGTCCACTTCACCGTGCCGGGGTACTCACGCACACCGCAGCTCGTCTTGATTTCGATGGTCGTGACATCGGGCGTCAGTTCGATGTGGGACATCAGACACTTGAGGTCTGCGCCGTCGATCGTCAGGACCGGATCCACGAGGATGAGCGGCTGTAGTTCTGGCATGGTGGCTCCTTCAGTTGACGTTCACCCGCACGGTGATCCGGGCGGCGATGTAGTTGGTCTTGGCGATCACGAACACTCGTGGGCCGCTCACCGAGACGAGCGGCCATGGTTGGGAGACATCAGACTTGAGTCGGTCGAGCACGTAGGTCACGAGCTCCTCCAACTTGGCGACACCTTCTCCTGGCATCAGTCGGGCGGCGACCGCGGTGACGACCAGCTGGCCCTTCTTGAGGCAGGCCGTGTCAGGCTCCAGCCACGGGTCGCCCCAGCCGATCATCAGCGCCGGTGGCTCGAGTGCGTCGACCAGATTGACGAGAACGGCGGGGTCAGTGTCGAGCACCGGGGCCAGGGCGGCACCGAGCTTGTCGCGGG